GAATAATATTAGCTTTTGCGGTTTCTTTAATGGCTTGTTTTTTTAACTTTTCCATTTGTTCTTTTATTTGTGCGTTCCAAAGTTCAGCTTGTTTAGCTTCTTTCTTCCATTGTTCTTCAGCTTTTTTAAGCCAACCATTATTAATTACCTTTTCTAAAGATAGCTTTATTTTAATGGCTTCGAGTTCACTAAATTCAAAACCGCTATTGTCTTGCAATCTTTCTTTTTGCTCATCTGTTAGCCAATCCTCGTTGAGTACAGTAATTAAATTTGCGAGAGGTCGCCAAAACCAAACATTGTTTCTAAAATAATAACCAACATTTTCAGCTTCAAATTTTCCTAGTTCTTGAAAATATTTATCTCTTTGTTTTTCTGTTGTTGGTTTATCCCAATCAATCTCAGGTCTTTTACCTTTTATTTTTGGCTTTAAGCCATATATGTCCATACCCATTTTATTTTGCTCCTTTTTTTATTTGGTTATCTACTCGTTGAATATTTGCTTTGTCTCGTTCTATTCGTTCTCTATCTTCTTTACTTAACAAAAATGTTTTAAATTTTTGTTGATGTTTCAAAGGTCGTTTTGTGTTCAAATACATATCCTTTAAATTTATTTTAAATGTTTGCATTTTCTTATTCCTTTATTTGTATTTATTTTGCTTAATGGTTTTACTTTCAAAATACTTAACCCACGCTTTAAAGGTGGGTTAAGCCATTTTAATAAAGTTTTAAACATTAAAGTATTGTTGTTTTTAAAGAAACCGCTTCACTTTCTTTTTTGTACTTATCGTAAGTGTCAGGATTTTCTTTTCTAAAAGTTGTTGTATCAAAGATACTTCTTAATGTTCTTATGATTTCAACCGCAACTTTTTGTTTTTTGTGAGTGAAAAGCTTTTTGCTTTTAACTTGCTCAATAATATACTCTTTTCTTAACTTATGTATTTTATTGATTGTCTTAATCATCTCATCATCTTTAGCGTGTTCTAACACTAATTGGTTTAAAGGTTTTTCTTTAAACTCTTCTACTTGTTTTAATTGTTGACTATTCATTTGTTAACTCCTTTGTTATTTGTTTAGTCTTAAATTAATCAATTTATCTCTTATCTTCATAAGATAGTCAAGTATTATTATTGCTTTGAAGTTCGCTTAATAGTTGTGTTTCTATTTGTTGCCTAATTTGTGGGTTATTATGATAGTCTAGCCAACCATTTGGCAAAGCCCTTGCTAAATCATATCTTCTTCTATTAATACTAATATTATTATAATTAATAGTTCTTTTAGTTTTTCTGCCTATAAAATCAATAGCCCTATCGCCATAAATACCAAACCACTCTTCAAAACAGGTGCGTGTACAAAAATTTCCATTTTGATAACGCAAACTAGAGTTAACCCTATCCGCCAAATACTTTTGACCACCTACTTTAATAAATCTATCGTCAGTTTTATAACCTGAACAATATGGGTTTTGACAAACTTTTTTATCCATTTTGTACCGCCTTTTTTAATTTATATTTTTTTAAAGATATAACTTTTTCAAAAATATATGGGTCTATATTTTCTAATTCTTCAAAACTTGTTTGAAGTGTTGCGTTAGGTTTTTTCTTTTTAAATATATCTAATATATTAAATAGTTTTATTTTCATTTTTTACTCCTCTTGTTTGTTTTCTATTTTTGCAAACTCTTCCAAAAATTTTTCTATCTTTTTAAAAGTAGTTTTATCTATACTGTCTTGTTCTATCCACTCGATACTCCAAGTATCGTCTGAATGTTGCCACTCTACTGCAATATTCCAAGATTTTATTTTTTTAAGTGCCATAAGCTTTCTTGTTGTGCGAGTGGTTGTTAGCCACTCGCTTTTTTGTTTAGCCATTTGCTTGTTGCTTTTCATAAAGCAATCTAGATTTTATTTTTGCTTCTCTTGTTTGTTTTTTGTTTTTCATTGCTTGAAGTAAAGAAGCCACATTATTCGGATTGAATATTGTAAGTGATGAAGAGTTTTCTTTTATCTCTTCAACTTCTTTTAAATCAAGATTTAAAGTTTTAGCCAACTCAAACGCTTCATCAAAGTATTTATAACTATGAAGAGATTGTTTGATTATTTTCATTTGGTCTAAAATAGTTTTTATCCAAATAGCGTGAGTATCAATAACTTTTTGTTTTGCCATTAACCATTTTTCTAATACTTCTATTTCTGTATTATCAGCTTTCAATACTCTACTATTGCAATAGCTTGACCCTAAAACTTCAAGTTCAAAGTCTTTAGCGTACTGATAAACAATAGTGTCCTCAGCTTGTTTATTATCTAATCCAAAAAATTTATCATTTGCTTCTGTAAATTTTAATTTATAAGGACTAGCGTTTTCTTGTTCAATGTGGATATCAGGATTACAATTAGGATTTTTCTTTAATTCTTCCCTATACATAGCTAAGGCAAAATCAATTTGGCTATCGTAAGTGTTTCCTGTTGTTGACCCTCTCAAACCAAAGTCAAAATGTTTTTCTTGTGATTTTAATACTTTGATTGTTTCGTTTTGATTTGTATGTGAGTTATATCTTCTTTCTTCTGCTTCTGCGGTAAAAGAAAAATTAAAACAACTATCTTTTCTATAAATATCTATGTTTTGAAATTTATCAGAAAGATATTTTGCTTTTTCAACATCTTCTTTTGGATAAACTCTTGAAACAATTTGTCTTGCTGTCTCAAACGCTGTTTTTTCCATTAAAGGATATTGTTCTCTTGATTGTAAGAAAGCTTCTTTTTCTTGTGTGCTTTCATTTTCTAAATGATTTTTGAATTGAATAGCTAACCTATTTCTAATCTCAGCATTTAGTCTTATTCGTTTTTGTTTTTGCATTTTTTACTCCTTTTTCGTTTTTTAAAAAAGAGTTATCTTATCTAAATAAGATTGTCAAATAAAAAGAGATAATAATAAAAATAGTAGTATAAATAGAATAAAAGCCAAAAAATTAGCGGAAAATAATGTTTCTAGTAATCTTAAAAAATCCATTCACCTCTATATATAAAGTAAAAATTAAATTACAACTATATTTTTTTAATTTCAACTATTACGCTATTTGGAATAATAGTAGTATTGCCTACTTCTTCTATGTCTGTTTTTGAATTATCTTTTAAAGAGTAGTCGCCAAATATTCTAGTGATACCTTTTGATTGACTTAATAAATGTCCTTTAGTTATGCAAGTAGCAAGTTTTGTATTTTTTAAATTATCTATGCTTTGCCAACTTGCGTCTGAAACAATATCCAACCAACGACACTCAACCATTGGATATTTTTCTAAATCTGATTTTATTTTTTTATTTATTTTTATTTTTCGTTTCATAAAAATCTCAAAAATTACATAGTAAAGTTTTAGCCATTTGCTCTAAATTCCCATAGTAAAGTTTTAGCCATTTGCTCTAAATTCCCATAATAAAGTTTTAGCCATCCTAATTTATTTTCACATTTACAGTTCCAACAGAAGTACACATCCCAGGATTATGCACTTCATTAAAAACCTGGATAAAAGAATGCCAATCGTTATTCTTCAATAACTTTATTTGGCGTGACGTCAATAATGTTTTTGGCTTCTCCGATTTTACTTTCAAGTTCGGATAAGCGCTTCTCCAATTGCTCACGTGACATACCCTCCAATCCAACATGTGTTATCTGTGCTTTACTTACAAACATATCTGCCATTTGGCCAGCTCGGTATTCTGCGTTTACCGCTACACCTAACTGTCCTTTGTCTTCTGCTTTCTTAGACAAGTGGTCAAATCTTTTATATTTTCTTAATTTATCTTTTTCATATATTTGTAATTCTTTTTGTAATTTCATTTCCATATATCTGCATACATGTGGATTGACATCAGGATTAGTTAATCTTGATGCTATTTCAGTGGGACCATATTTACTGCTAGATTTATACCCTGCCATCTCTGCAGCTTTAACCTTAGTCATTTGGCCATAGTTCTCTACATAGATATCAACAAACATCTTTTGCCTTGGCGTAAGCTCAGTAATTGATTTTAATGCGTTTTTCTTTTTACCCATATTGACCTATTTGTATCATACTTTTCCCAATTCCTCATCTGCTATATACCCCAAAGTAGGAAAAATAAAAAAATTTTTACAAATTTAATAGGTTGGATCAAGATTTTTCCTAGTTTTCTGGGAATTTTCCTAGTTTTTTTTCTTAAATTGGGAAGATATTTGCCTTGATTTTACTTGCTTTTTTGCATTTTTTCCTAGTTTCCTAGTTTTTTCCTTACAAATTTTTTTTTTATTTTTTTTCTCTAAGGAGCGGGATTATAGTAGATGACAACTGAACCGTGAGCCGTGGTGCGTGACCCCATACTTTAGAGCCACGAACCACGATCATCCCAAGCACTTAGGAAACCTCTTTCCCAAGCACTCGGGAAACTAGGATATAGACATACAACTATAAAGTGTAATATAATATTGCATCATTTGTTTTTCATTCCTTTCTACAAACCCAGGTTGCCTCATCCAACCTGGGTTTTTTATATCAGACTATCCTATAAAAAAAGTTATTGACGATTAATTTCATTAAACTAATTTACTTCTATCAATGACACTTAAGTCATTGTGTAACATAGGAGTAAAAACTATGAAAATAAAAGCGTACAACGCTAAACTTAAAAACACTCAACACTTCGGTACAGACCGATCGTTGATTAAAAAACTAACTGATAAATTTGGGCCCGATGTAAGTATTGGTGATCTATTACATTTTAGATTATCTGACTTTATGAATTCAGGCTTTACCGGTAAACAAACAGAAAGGATAGTTAAATACTTATCCTTCTTTGGCCATAGGTTACCTGATTATGCGTATGCTAATAAAAGAAGCAAGCGTACTAATGTAGAGTTAGTTGCATCCACATTCTGTGCTTATGATGAGGACAAATTAGATAAGTTCAGAAACGATCCGTTCTATATGGACCCTGAAACAGAATATGAAAATTATGTGTATGATGTTAAGCAGGAGCTGGATAAGTGGGAAGATAATTCCTTTGACAAGAACGTCAAATTTTGTTAATCGTTAGGTGCTAGTGACAGACGCATTAGCGCTCCTATCGTTAGCCCACTGCGGGTTTTAGCTTTTTTGTTAGCATTTTCCTGCAGTGGGCGTTTTTATTTTACTCTTCGTTTTCTTCTTCGTCTTCAACATCTTCGTCCATATCATCATCCACTTCTTCTTCTTGGATTTCTAATACGTCCATAATGTTTGCAATCTTATTTTCAAGTTCTTCAACCTTATCTTCTAATTGCTCTATTTTGTTTTTATTTTCGACTTCGTCGTCTTTGTATCCGAACATAGCGTCTCCTTCGTTGATTGTTAGAACACAATTATCTTAGATAAATTAGATGGGATCAAGCAGTGACAGAAATAAAAAATGTAGTCATAGCAATGGCTTTTGCGTTCATAACAACACGTCTTGCTTCCTCTACCTTATTACGTAAATACTTTCTATCTTCTGCAACTTTTGCTCTTTTTAATTTTTTAAACAATTCGTAATACTGTTTCCAAGCTATTTGTTTGTAAGTAAATTTAATGTTTAAATCTTTTAATGCACGTTTATACTGAGCTCTAACTTCCTCCGGGTCCCAATTGGCCCACCAACAAATGATCTCAAAGTCTTTAGATTCCATAATCCATTCGTGTGCATCAAATTTATAAATGGAAGTTTTCCTATCACTAGGTGTGGCTCGTGCATCTTCCATAGCGTTGACAATAACGTGTCTCCACAATTTCTGTTCGTTAGATATATGATTTTGGTTAAGAAGGTCAGCAGCTATATTAGTGCCCATAAGTCTTAACAAGTCTGGCGAATAAATCACGATAGTGAACCTCTCTATTATTTTTTCTTTGAGAGGCGACCTCGTAATTAATATGAACATCTTGAATGATAGATGTGATTTCAGCGCCTTGATATTTTAAATCCTTAATTAAAGATGAAATTAAATAATAATCCCTGTCTATATTTTTTTCCATTCTAGTATTATACATCTTCTCTACCACCCTGTATAACCTTGAACGGAATGACATTATCATTTCTTTTTATTTTATTTTTTATCTCATCCTTTAGCTCATCACCTTCTATGTCTTCACCACGATGGAATCCGTAAATCTCTATTGCGTCTCTAATAAAATCTGTATTAATGCCACCTGATTTATAACCAAAAGTTATACCTGTAAGAAGCGAACCTATTACAGTTATAAGTCTTTGATAATATTTGTATGGTACGTGCTTAGCCATCAGCACTAACACTTTTGTTAGTTCAGTGGGTCTTTCGAATTTTGGTACTTTCGGCTTCTTCGACATAATCTTCACACATATCTAATAAACTTAATATATCATCAGCCGTGGTCCGTGATGCGTGGTCGTTATGTCCTGATCCAAAGCAATGGATACAAGTTCCTGTGTTCCCTAATGAACCTCTAACAAAACCGTTTCCTTTGCACTTGTTGCAAATCAATGTTGATTCTTTTTTATTCATAAACTTTTTTTCTCCTATTGCAAGTCATTATTTTTTAGCAAGGGTCACACGACCTGTTTTATCTCTAGATCTATCTGACCATACACAATTAATTTCTAATGTTGAGTCGTCTGCTGATACTAAAGTAATCTTATGTCCTGTTGGCGTATCTTCAATATAATGCCTAACATAGTTAGTATACTCCATCCAACCATTACCTTTTTTCATTATATCACTCCTTTTACTTTTTTAGTCTTTCTCCAATCATCGGCAGAATATAAAAATGTCCAAGCTATACCTTTTTCATCAATATAATATCCATCAATAATCCATTTTTTCTTTTTTTTCATGCTGTATCATCCTGGTGTCTTTTTCTCATATAATGTTTACTAGGCTCATAGTCCCATCTTTTATGGCCCCTAAGCTTAGCATACCACATTCTAATTCTTACGATTAGTCTCTTGATCTTCATAATTTACAAAGTTGTTAGTGTTGTACATATTAAGTGCCGTTACATCTACAGGTTTAACGCTTGACGCCTGTTGCTTGAAGCTTGGTGCTTCAATCTTGATCGAGTAACCGTTCTCGATACACCATTCATCGTGTATTTTGTTGGCTATGATACTCCATCTTTTTTGTTTAATATATGGTTTAGTGCTATTGGCAACAGGTTTTGGTTTCTTCATTGTATAGTCCCCCTTAATTCAATAAAAAAATTTTTTATTACTTCAAGCGCATCATCAAATGATTCTTCAGCATCAGCTAAGTCTATACTGTTTCTTGTTGTATCATTAACAATTAAAGTTAAAGTTTTTTGATCCGCATCAAATTCAACTTTAAAATATTCCTTGCTAAATTTTTTAAGTGCACTTAGTCTTTTTATGTCTTCAGGAGTTAAGCTCATTTTGATTTACCATTACCTTTTCTCATAAGATTTTCCTTAAACTTATTTACATTCATTTTTCTTTTCTTAGCTTGAAAGTCTATGTAGTCTAACAAGATCTTTTCAAACATTGCTGCAGGAGCTCTGTACTTATCAGCACATAGGCCCTTTAATAATGTATGGTTTTCTTTTTTGATTGCCATACTTTTCCATTTAGTTATGTCCATTTTTTTCCTTCCATTGTTTTTTAAATTCTAAAAGTGATGTTGCATCTGAGTTTAAGATAGCATTATATTGTTCAAAATAGCGATTGTTATCACTACAAGGCCAACCTTTATGATTAGACAATCGGTTTATAGCTGCTATTCGTCTATCTTTCCAACTACCTTTTTCATAAGGTTCTCTATAATGAATACCTGCATCTTGCTGTTCTGCTATGTAAGCTGCAAATTCTTCTTCTGTCATTTTTTTCATACTCACCTCTAGTTGTTTATGTTGTCAGTGTGATATAATTAATATTATATAACATCTCTTATTTAGATAAGATTTAAAAGAAAGTCAATATGAAATTTTTATTAGTTCTACAAATATGTTCTGCTATAACCCAGCAATGCTCACAATCTCTAGAAATAGGTAGATATAACGATCATTATGATTGTGCAACCGCAGGTTTTCTTAATGCTATGGGTGTTATAAGAGAAATAGGTGTTGAAGAAGTAAATAAACATAAGCTTTTAGTTAATTTTTCTTGTAAAGAGCAAGAATCTATTTAGGCTCTTTATCACTACAATGGTAACCAACAACAACCTCACCTTTAAAAGTATGAAAGTAATGGTTTTGTTTTGGTAAAGGAATTTTTCTTTCGTGTGTAATAACATATTTATCCCACCAAACAGCACAATCTAAGTTATGAGTTTCAACTTTTAAAATATCACCAGTTGATAGTATTAAAGAAATAACTAAACCTTTGTATCCCGCAATCAATTCAAACATTAATTAAGCTGTATCATCTTGATGTCTTCTTCTCATATAACGTTTGCTAGGTTCATAGTTCCATCTTTTACCATGATGTCCACGCATGTCAGCATACCACATTCTTAATTTAACTATTAAACATCTTAAAAAAGTTCTTTTAGCCATTATCAATTACTCTTCCATCTTTAGTTCTTTTTCTTTTTGGCCATTTACAATTTATTTTTAATGTACTTCCATCTTCAGATACTAAAATTATTTCATGTCCTGTTGGTGTGTCATAAACATAGTGCCTTGCGTAATTAGAATATTCCATCCAACCACTTCCTTTAACAACTTTTTCTTTTTTACCTTTAGGATTCCATTTAGGATGAAAACTTGGATCGTCTTGCATCCAAGCTATTTCCGCTGCTAAATCTTCGGCATCTTTATGAGACATAGATAGCGTACAGTATAAATTACTTTTTGAAAATGTGCTAGTGTTTTTTTAACTAGCTATATCGTATAAGCCCATTTTTGCATCCTCAACGCTTTGTTCGTTGATTTTTGTTTTGAGCTCTTTAATTTGGATATCAATCCACTTCATATCAGGAGTTACTCTACCCTGTTGTAACGCCTGTGTTGCCCACTTGGACTCCAACTGAAGTTTTTCCGATATCAACTTCTGTAGTGCCATTTTTTAGCTCCTCATATGTGATGAAGATTTTATTTTTTAAATAGAAACCTTCATCTTTAGCTTCGATCTCACCATTCTCAAGTTTATTCTTGAATTGAACAAGAGCCTCAGCATCATTTTCAGCATTTACTATCCCATTATAATATAGACCATCTGATCTAATTTGTATGCGATATTGCTTCATAAGAGATTATATACCACTTTTGCGTGTTAAATCAACCCTAGGTTTCTTAGTTCCTGCGGTGGCCGTTGTTCGCTACACATTGGGCAGTCTACTTTAAGCATCGTGGATTCTTCAGTATCCTTGTACACCCAAATCTCTCTAAGACCCTTACATCTCATGCAAGTATCCTTACCATATTCTACAAATTGTTTAGTGTTTCTTGTATTTAAATCATCATTATTTATCATCTGTCTCTCCCCAACTTTTACCAATGGCTACATCAACCTTAAAAGGTACTTTAAGATTATCTAATGTATTTTCCATCATATTTGTTATTTTACTTATATCACTTTCTTCGTTTATACTAAAACAAAGTTCGTCATGTATTTGTAACATAGGCATAAAACCTGCCTTCGTACAATCAATCATAGCTTGTTTAACTTGGTCAGCTGCGGAGCCTTGTATTAATCTATTCAAAGCTTTATAGGTAAAGGCACGCCTAATATTGTTTCCATATTGTGCTTTGGCAGCTTCATAACTCATTGCTTGGTTCATACCAAAGGTAGCTGGTTCCCATTTATCAAATCTACATTTTCTACCTTTAAGAGTTCTAATGAAACCAAACTTACTAGCAGATTGTGTTGTAGCTTCTGCTAACTTCTTTACGAAAGGTACTCTTGTATTGTATTTAGCTAAAAGCATTTCAGCAGCATCTTTAGATATACCTAATTCCTTAGATAATTTTGCTTTACCCATACCATAGAACAAACCTAAGTTAATTGTCTTAGCTTGTGTTCTAGATATACCTGCCATATCAGCAACGATTTGATGAAAGTCTGCAGATTCATCTTGGTAAGCTTGTATGAATTCTTCTGCTCCTTGAATTTGATCTCCAATTGATGCAGAGTAATGTGCAACCAATCTTGGTTCTTGTTGTGAATAGTCAAAGCTACCCCATTGTCTACCTTCTTCAGGTAAGAACAATGATCTAATTTTATTTCCAAACTCTTTGTTACGAGCAGGGATCTGTTGTAGGTTAGGATTTGCATAAGATAATCTTCCTGATACCGTACCACCTTGATCTGATCTTAATTGATTAATCTCAGAATGAATACGTCCTTTATGTACATATCTATTAATAGAATCAATAAATGTGGAGTGAAATTTATTTATCTCTCTAGTTTCCTTTATCAGTTGTGCAATAGGATGTTCACAGTTAGCTAACCAATTCTGTGTAAAAGATGGCTCGTCAGACTTAGGAGTTCTTGGATATTCTATTCCTAATCTGTCAAACACTTGTGCTACACTTCGTGCAGCCCAAATATCTACATCAATAGTTGTTTCATCTTTTATTTGTTTTAATAACGCAAATTCTTTTTTTCTAAATTCTTTTTTAAGATCATGTGCCCGTTGTTCGTTGATACGTATACCTTGTTGTCTCATATTGATTAGTGTAGGCAATAGTTCCATTTCCATTTCCCATACATCATTCAAGGATTGTTTCATAATCTCTGGCTTGAATTGATGCCAAAGTCTTAGAGTAAGAGCAGCATCTTGTTCAGCATAAAAGCCTACAAAGCTTGCAGGCATTCTCCACATATCTTGTTTAGCATCGATACCCCATTCTTTAGCTTTTTCATTTAAGAATGTTTCATTCTTAATTTCACCAAGGTAATCTTTAGCACAGGCATTTAAACTAAAACTAAATCTGTTTTCATCTATCAAAGCTGCAGCTGTCATTGTATCTACAATCTTTCCTCTAATCTCAAAGCCGTTAGCTTTTAACCAACCCACGTCATAAGAAGCATTATGAAATATTTTTGTGCTAGGTCTTTTTAATAAATCTACCATCCAAGCAGTAGTAACAGCTAAATCCATATTACCACCTGCATCATGTGCTATGGGGAAGTACCATTGTTTACCTAATGCTGCTACGGCAAAACCTACGATGTGGCCTTTGCCTGTGGCCCAACCTGAACCGTGTGTTTTTAAATCAGGATCTTTTGTTTCTAAGTCTATGGCTACTTCAGTAGCTTCTCTTAAGTCAGGGTATTCCGAAGGACAAACCCAATCAGAATCATTATAAATAAAATTTAATTGATGAGTCATTATTTAAAGTGCCAACTGGTTATTTTGTCTGTGATCTTTAGTATCTTGTTTCTTGTCTTCATCGTATTTTCCTATTTTTTCTATTTTACAATAACAATCTTCACATAGAGGAATGCCTCTATCAATGACAACTGCTATTCTTTTACATCTAGTACATGTTCTTTTTTGCATAATTTATAATAACAAATCCTACAATAATAAAGACAATCAAAAGCAATGTCTCTCCTGTTGCATTCTATACACTTACATCCACTCATTTAATTCCATAATCTCTAGCTAAAATCATTTCACAATAATGAATAGCTTTTTTAATATCATTCTCTTTACCTTTATCTTGGTGTCTACAAACGTATTTAATTACATTAGCTTCTGCTGCAAGTAATCTATTATCATTAATAAACTTTGAAGGTTGTATTTTAAATTTTTGATAATGACTGCCTTGAATTTGTTTTTTATACGGTGACATAATTACTTTTATACAATTTATAATATTTACTCAAGGGAAAATGATATCTGTGGAAAGTGCCTAATAGATGTAAGTTCTTCTTTGCTCTAGTTGCTCCTACATACCATACCCTTAATTCTTTAACCTTGTCTGCTAAACTCTTTCTTTCATAATGTGATGGGAAGTTACATTTAGAAGATAGTATAACATTATCTGCTTCTCCACCTTTAACCTGGTGTATCGTATCAATAACTATCTTTGCCTTTTCGTCTAAATTAAAACCATTCTCAATTAACTTCATAAAATATAATTTTTCTTTTTCTTTAAACTTACGTTGAAACGCTTCTGTCCAAGGTTTCTTTTCTTCGACCATTCCTCCCTGCAGGTGCAGTTGTTCAAAATTAAATACTTGATTCGGATGAGCAAAGCTCCATTTCTTGCTGTCCGTTGATCGGTAGCCGTGATCTATGTTTAAAAGAAAATTGTACATGTTCCCTGCATCTTCTCTTGTTATGCTACCACCTTCGCAAATCTTTTCCCAATCTTGTATGGCTTTCCATTGGTTAGGATCAAAAGATCTCGTACCTCGCATGTCCTGAAAGTATATACCCATATCTCTAGCTTCATCCTGTAGTTCTTTCTTAACATCATTTATTCTAGCTAATATCATCCAAGATCCTTCATCATCTAAAGGTATTTTCTTAAGATTATTCCACTTACTTATAGTTCCCTCACTACCATTAGAATTAAATTGTTTCTCTACTCTATAACCTTCCATACCATTTAATAAACACCTAGCAAAAAAATGTACTTGTTTATTCAGTCTTCTAGATTTTTCTAATATTTTTATCTTACCTGGAAAAGTTTGAAAGTAAGTTACTTCTGCACCATTCCATTCATAGATAGCCTGATCATCATCACCAGCTAGATAAACTTTCTCTGAGCTTAATGCTAACTTAACAACCATATCCCACTGTAAAGGTGTTAGATCTTGAGCTTCATCCACCATCAATACTCTAAAAGGTAAAGCTAAACCTGATTTAATAAACTTCTCAACCATATCTGTAAAATCTAATCTATCATTTTTAAACTCCCCTGGGCTTTCTTCGTACTTTTTATAGTTCTCATAGCCGTGAATAATAGATTTAAATTGTTGTAATCTAACTTTCTTTCTAGGTTCTTTTTTGTAAAGCTCTACGGGATCAATCTTCATGTTCCTTGCCTTATCATAAATTTGTAACGACCAGTTGTTATAAACTTTCTTGTCATCCCAAGCAGGTTTGTAATCTAACTTTACAGTTCCGTATTGTGTATGAAATTGTAATAAATCTACTTTAGGATCTAATACAGGTATGTCTGAGAATTGTTGTCTAGCTAAACTATGTAAGGTTCTAAAATATTTAAAGTCATCTTCATTGTAACCTTTAAACTCTTTTCTAATTCTATCTCTACATTCTTGAACAGCTTTATTTGTAAATGAGATGTAACATATCTCATCAGGTGATAGACCCATTCTTAAAAAGCGTTTTGCTCTTTGTAGTAGTCTATGTGTTTTACCTGTTCCTGGTGGACCAAAAAATTTAATTGTCTTCCCATGGAGTTTTTGCTTTAGTGAATTTGACATTTTTATTTTTGTGCGTTGTTTGTTGTGGTTTGTCTGCAACCCAGTGTCTCGTGTTAATGCTTTCAAATTTCTTACTCTTCTTACATCCGCCTTCCTGTAGGAATATTGTACAATCTTTTTCAGACCAATTGTAGCCCTGCTTTTTCATAAATAACTTAAAGGTTTCTAGTTTAAATCTAATATTTTTATCATCGTGCCATATATTATCGTGTTCAATTTGATCAAAGTCAGTAGTTGTATCTGTGTCTTCAAAAAATTTAGTCATTCTTGTATTGAACACATCTAGTCTTTCTTCTTCTCTATCAATACCTTCCATATCAATCTTGTTAGCCATAAGTTCTTCTAGCCAATCTTTATATGGATCAGGATCTCTTTTAGAACCTTTTAGTGTTCTCCAAACAATATCATAAGATAAAAGTCTCTCTCCAAGTAACTGTTGTTGATATAGTTGTTTAGTTTCTAATTTAACTACCTTACCTTGTATAGGAAGCAACCAATAAGGCTCAGGGTATGAATTAACTTTAACTAACTTACCTACTTCAGGTAAAGCTTCATTTAGGCCAATACCATACTTTCTCTTTGCACATTGTTTGCTACCATTACAAAACTGTCTAGCTATGGCAGTTCCACATTTAAAACTGTAATCATGTTTTTCGATCATCTCTATAACTTTATTAATTTCTTTTGGATCAAGAGGTGGAACACAAATCTTTTTATTTAAATCTCTAACCATATCTGTCCAATAATCTTTGTCAGAATTAATCTTCTTAGCTAGTACACCAACATTAAACATTGCATCATTACGGCCCTCACCTTCTGTTACTTGATTTCTAATAAATTTATTTACGCAGTTAGGCCAATCTTTATTTTCCTTATCATTGTCTGTATTTATATTTAAAAAGTCTTCAGGTTTGACTATAAAAGTTTTTACGTATTCAAGATATTTATCAAAAGGAATACTGTTGGCATTATCATCTAATGCACATCGTGTAGAAAATTTTGCGTTTTGGTAAGGTAAGTTTAAGAATTGACCTTTTTGTTTGTCTTCCCATTTTTCAGGAGTTAAATCTACTGTGTCTTGAGCTGGAAAAATATCTGTCTTAGTGTCATTAACACCTAGATCAGCAGCTATAGAAATTAATTTCTTACGCATATCTGCAGCAGCCATTGGCTCAGATAAGTGCACAATTAAATGTAATGCATTTGATTTAGAACGGTAAGGTACAAATGGGTAACCTCGTTCTCTAACTAAACTAATGTATTGTTTTAAATCCATACCATACCTATCGATGTCTATAACACCCCAGGTACACGTACTATCGTCATGTATTACAACAGAACCTAAATGTGATTTACCTTCTAAATGATTTATCCAATCTTTATCAGTAACAGGTTCAGCTACAATCCAACTTTTATATTCTTCTTTACCCGTAGGTTTTTTAGTACCTGTAGGTTTGGATTGTCCGTAATAAGTTTGGGAGCCCTGGAACAGGGTTTTAAACTGTTCCAGGTCTTTGCTAAAATCCATACATTAAAACGGTGTCTTAGCTGATTGTTCTTCTTTATCGTGTTTGACGTTAACTGATCCTCCAGAACATGCTTGTCTAAATTTCATAGCACGCTGTACTAAAGACTCGTTATCGCAAATACCCTCTGATGTGATTTCCCAACCATACCAAGAACCTAATTGATTTTTTTCAAGTACAGTTCTCAATCTATATAATTGAGTAAAAGGTGCAGGTCTAAATGTACCCTTTCCATCTTTTCTAGGTTGTTGCATCAAGTTCATCATACTATTCCACTTCTTAGATTTTTTTCTTTGAGTGGACTTCATAGTGATCAATGCTTCAGATGCAGTAGTACCTTCAACAACAACTACATAATGTGAAGATGTTTCTTCTATGTAGTTACCATTTTCAAGTCTATCTTTACCTGAATCATCTCTTGTAGTTTTTTGCATAATGTCACTATCAGCCGAATATATATTTCTTGGAGAAGCAGAACCTTCTTGGCCTCTGTCAGCCCATTCAATATATTCAAACTTATAATAAGCAGGTATTACTTGAATACCTTTTTGCCCATCATATAGCTTGTCAGTAACTGTATTGTAAATCATTCCAGGTCTTGCATCAGGAATAAATTTAGAATCTCCTTGTGTTACTTGTGGTGATAGTTGTCCTAAGATTTTTAGGAAAGGCAGCTGTAAACTTTTTGAATCAACGTTATCAAAACCTTGATCTGCATATTTTTCAATATCAAAAGCTACAACTGAATTGTTTTTCTTCGTTGTTAGATCTGTCCGTTTTTCACTAGACATTTTTCCTCCTTGGTTATTATTTGTTACTTATTACTTAATAGTTGCTCTATTAGCGATATAGATACCAAATAAATCAAAAGGAAGTTCTTCACCTTTTTCAACTCGTTCTCGAGCCCAAGCTTTTAAAGTCATTGGTTCAACTTTCATCTTCTGAGAATAATTAAAACCATGTTGTTGACATACTTTAACTAACTCAGATGCTAGATTATCTTGACCACGATCTAAATTTGCAGTGATAGAATTTTTAATCATATCACCGTGACCCTTAGCTCTTAACCAACTAAAGGCTTCATCTTGTCTCTCGATAGGAATCTTAGCACCATAGAACGGTTTGACATTAACTTTTTTACCATTAGTTAAAACTAATGAGTCAACACCAGCTTCCTGCATCATTTCAGGAATGATTCGTTCTTGATAGTCTCTAAGTTTTTCCTTGAGTCTAGATAGGTTCTCTTCTGCTGAATTTACTTGTTGTTCTAAATCTATACACTTATTACAGACTTCTGTAATATCTTTTACATCTTCTGTCTTAAGTTCTAGACTTGAGAATTTTTCAATATCCATATCTAGTCATCCTTTTAAACTTTTTATTTGCAATGTCAAATTTATTTTTATATAAATTTATCGGATGTGGAAATACCCTTATAAGACTAAACCCTATGAACATCAAAGGAAAGCCCTACAGCTTTCTGCAGATAAAGATGTATTTGCATACTTTATGGAAATGGGTACAGGTAAAACAAAAACAACCATAGATAGTCTTGGATATTTATGGTTTAAAAGAAACATTAATGCTGCATTAATCATTGCACCTAAATCTGTGTACACTGTATGGGATAAAGAAATCGATACTCATTTGCCTGATGAAATACCAAGAATAAAATACTTATGGAAAATTAATAAAGAAAAAGAATGGAATAAATTTAATTTATCTAAAGATTTAAAATTATTTTTAATTAACGTTGAAGCTTTATCAACAAAAAAAGGTGTGGATTGGTGTAAGAAATTTTTAACATTAAATCCAATGAACATGATTATAATAGATGAAAGTACAACAATAAAAAACCCACAAGCAAAAAGGACAAAAAATATTTTAGAATTAAAATACCTATCCCGTGTAAGGCGTATATTAACAGGATCGCCAGTAACAAAATCTCCATTAGACCTATATACACAATGTGCTTTCCTAGATCCAGCATTATTAGGACATAAGAGTTATTATACTTTTAGAAATAGATATTGTACGTTTGAAGAGATATATGTCCCTGGGGGTAATCAAATGATGGTACCATCAGGTTACAGAAACTTAGATGAGTTAGAATTAAAACTTAAAGCTTTCTCAATGAGAATTACTAAAGATGAATGTTTAGATATACCTGAAAAGATATATCAAAAAAGAGAAATTACATTATCAGGTGAACAAAAAAAAATTTATGAAACATTAAGAAGACAAGCTTTAGCTAGATTTGAAACAGAAACTATTTCAGTACACAATCAATTAACTGAAATTTTAAGATTACACCAAATAGCTAATGGTTATTGTAAATCTGATGAAGGTGATTTGATACAATTTACTAATGAAAAATTAAAAGCTCTGATGGAAATACTAGAGGAAACAGATGAGAAAGTTATTATCTGGGCAACTTATGTACACAACATACAAGAGATAATAAAAGCTTTAAGTGAGAAGTATGGATCAGAGTCTACCGTTTCTATGTTTGGAGAAACTAGCGTGCCTGATAGACAAGAAGCAGTTAGAAGATTTCAAGAAGATCCTGCATGTAGATTTTTTGTAGCTAATCCTACAACAGGTGGTTACGGTTTAACTTTAACCAAAGCTAAGTATGTTGTTTATTATTCTAATAATTATAATCTTGAAGTAAGACTACAATCAGAAGATAGAGCTCACAGGATAGGACAAACTAAGAATGTTGTTTATATAGATATCATTGCCAAAGATACGATTGATGAGAAGATAGTTAAAGCACTTGCTCGTAAAATACAGTTATCTAATCAAACGTTAGGGGATAAAGCTAAGAATTGGTTGATCTAACCTTTCTTCATCATCTCTTTATAAAGTTCTACTCTTTGTAAAAACTTTTCAGAATATTCTTTTAAATCGTTTTCGTTCAATACAAATTGTTGATATTGTAAATCTTTTGTAGCTATTGATATGATTCCTTGTTCTATTGGCCCGTAATGTGTTTTGTGTGCTAAGTAGTAAGCACCTAACTGATGTTTGTACCCATCAATCCATTTTTCTATTTTAGGTCTATTAGATTGTTTAAAGTCTACAATACTTGGTTTACCTGCAGACACAGCTACTAGATCTGTAGTTCCTGCGTATTCATAGTTATAAGATAAAGATATCTCACTTCCCCATACTTCTTCTATGTTTAAATTAGATTTAATTAATTCTGCCATAGCTCTAGGATGAGCACCCTCATCAGTTGCATTATAATATTTTTGACCTTGATAATAAAATTCTAGTACACGATGCATTTCAGTTCCTCTTTTAGCTGATTCATTTACAATTCTGTCAGCGTTTTCTGCACCAATCTTTCTTCTCCAATTATCTAGGAATCTTTTATCTTCTGTAGCACTAAGAATAGTTGTAACACTAGGTACAGGTTTATCTTCTACAAGATACTTACGTCCTGTTTCTGATTGAAATCTATTGTGTCTTTTATAAGGATATTTTTTTATGATTTGCATATCAGCATATTAGCTAATATGTCCAGAAAGTACAGCTAAAAGTATTGCAGTCAATCCACCAATGATCCATTTTTCTATTCTAGCAATACGGGTTTCCATTCTATCTATTCTTTCAAAAGTTTGTTTCTGCATAATTCTGCAGATTTTTTCATGATATTCTATTTTTTCTAATGCTGTTTTCTTTGTCATTATGCTTGTTCCCTTCTTCTAGCTGCCGCAATCGATGTAGTATCAAAAGGGAATAAAGATTGTAGTTGTTCTGATTGCGGTGCTTGTTGTCCGCTGACCGTTGGCTGTGCTCCAACACCCACTGGTGATTGTAAATCTTCCATAGTTACGTCACCCATAACAGATGTTCTTTCTCTTTCTGCTTCGTCATTTTCTACAGCTTCTTCGTTAGCTACAGAAGTATTCATATAAGATACCATTTCGTTATCTGTAACTGTATCACCTGATGGACTAGTAAAGTCTTGTACAAACATAGACTCAACAGTTTCTTTTGGTAAATTCTTATCGTCATACTTAGGTTGTGGAATTCTGTAACTCATATTTAATATTTCTCTAGAAATAGCTTCAGGATCAATATTTTTAGGATTTACTCTAGGTACATCTTTGTCTTCTTCATTTAAGTAATTAAATAATCTAGCAAAGGCTTCTCTCTTCTGTGTTAAACCCAATGCAGTTATTTTAGAGTTAACACTTCTAATACTAAAGTTATTGTCTGGTCCAATCTTCTTACCTTTTAATCCTTTAACTAATTCATCAGGTAATAAAGCATCATTCATATATCTTAAAGCAGTAGGGTCAGTTAAAATTCTACCTGCTCTTCTAGCTAATAATAAAAAGATAGCTGGTGCTAAAGGATTAACTGTAAACATACCAGCACCTACAAACATACCTCCAGCTACAGATCCAAAAGATCCTAGTGTCATTCTTCTTTGTAAGAATGTAGAAGTATCTGATAAAGGTACATCTGATATTGCTTTCATATAATTAGTAAATTTAAAGAAGTCACTCGCACCGTTTTCACCTAACATCTTAATCATTTTTTGTCTGCCTAGTTCTTCAGTAGCACTACCAATACCAAGCTTGTTTAAAAACTTATTGATATTGAAACTTGCAAAATCATTAGGACTAAATCTAATATCTGTTACATCATAGATACCATTTCTTAATCTTACGCTATCTAAACTAAAGTCAGGTAAGTTAGCTCTCTGCTCTCTTGATAATAAACCCATAGCATCTTGTGCGTATTGTGTACCAGCTTTTACATCTGCTGATTCATCTAATACATTTTTAAAAATTGATTGTGCTTGTGGCGTTGAAGCTGTGTCAAAAGAATCTAAGAAAGCATTAAACATATATCTAGATTTTGCAGCTTTTAATAATGCTTTACCACCTGCAGTTGCTTTAATACCTAACTCAGGAGCTCCTTCTGCACCTATCAGTTTAGCAAATTGCTCTAATGCTTTAGGACTATTAGAAGCAAATACATCTCTTTCTAATGTTTCAAAGATTTGGTCTCTAAATTTATTTTGCATACCATAAATACCATTAACACCTTTTTGTGTGAATAATGTTCTATCAAATTGTTTTAATATTTGAGGTACTTTAGCTCTTTGGTAAAAACCTAAAATAGATGAAAAAGTATTGTTAGCATCATATAATTTATCTCTTAATTTTTCTGCAGCTGCAATGTTGTTAGCTATATAAGCTTCTGCGGCTTGTGGATTTTGTTTAGCTAAAGCTTCGTATGTAGCTTTAATACCTTCGTCTTGTAACATAGTACCTTTATTTAACATACCACCAAAAGCATTAAAGTCATTTTCCATAGCTTCTCTCATAGCCCAAATCTCTGCTTTCAAAGTTTTGTATGCTGATCCTTCTATAGCTCTATTTAACATTGTGATTAAACCTTTGTATTGTTTAGGTGTAATCATGCCATCCTTAATAGCTGCCGTAGCTTGCATAAATAAATTCAAAGGATCTCCGCTTGATGTTAAAACTTTATCAATGTCTTTAATAGGAATGGCTCCTCTTGTCGTGTAAGCATCAAATTCAGGAAAGTTTCCTTTTACTGAATCTAAAAAATCATTAGCAGCTTTTTGAGTATTTAAAAGTTTAATAGCTTTTGGATTACCTGATGTAGTAGCTAAAGCATCGAAAGCTTTATATTTAGAAGCAATCAAATCTATGTTATCTGAAAATACTTTATTGATTTGACTGTAAACATCAGTTGATAAAATACTTGTTTTTAATAAGGGTGAGTAAGCAACTAAATCATTCAAGTATTGTCGACCTGCAGCTTGCTCTGCACCTTGTAAAGCCTCTCTACCTATGCCTGATACAAATGGAAATACACCCACTGTTTTAAAATATGTTTGTCCCATACCACCTAGCCAACTTTGGCCTTGTTTCATAGCTGACATAAGAGGTATTGGTAAACCTTTGTCTCTTGCATATTTAGCTAATTCAGCTTGTTCAGGGCCTACTGTTCCAAATAATTTTCTTCCCAATTTACCTAGTGGACCAAATATAAAAGGTGATAATGCAGCTGCACCAGAGTTCCATAACAATGCATTTCTTGTAGCATAAGCAGCATTCGTCAAAGTATCTCTATCAATTTCTTTTTCAGGGATTGTAGCTAAATCATCAGAGATAGCTCCAGCGATTTGTTGACCTACTGTTTCATTTAATAAATCATAAGTTACTGCTCCTGTACCAGCTCCTGCTGAACCACCTAATACAGAATAAAGTTCTGCTCTACCTAATGGACTTTGTACTACTTTAGCAGGAACATCAGCAGCTCTTGCTACTGTTTTTAAAACACTTCCTAAAAATTTAAATCTGCCAGGCAACTTATCTCCAAGCTTAGCTGCTTGTTGTACAAAATAACCTGGGCTTTTGTTCCATAAATTACCAGACTTGGCTGCACCATATATTTTTTTACGCATGACTGCATAAGGTGCAATACTGCCAGTTAAATCACCAGCTAATTCAAAACTAGCTTGACCTGATCTTAAACCAAAAATGTCCGCTTCTCTTGCAGCAACTTGAATAGGATCTTTATAATATTCTTCTTCTCTAGCTAACTTCTTTGCTGTGGCTCCTCTTAAAGCCATCAGCTCATTTGTCTTTGGGCCTTGTAAAGCTCCTTTATCAATTAGTTTATCAATGATAGCTCTTTGTTTTGCACTTAATGCATTTGGATCAAGAGTCTTATCATCTAATTGTTTTTGTAATTGTTCAATAGTTGCCATTATTTATTAAACTCCTCTAATAACTCATCTGCATTCATTTGATCAAATTTACTTAAAATGTTTTCTGATATTGAGGTTCCTTCTTGTAATCTAAAATTATTCTGTCTTCTCATTGCATCAAGTGTAATATCTAATCCACCAAGTCTTCTGTAATCATTTTCGTATCTTAAGATGTCTTTTTCTAACTCCTCTGCAATCGCTTTGATAGAAGCTCTTGTAGATTTACTACTTCTAGTTAATGTAAATAAGTTAACCAATTTTTCAGCAGCTCTTACGTCTCTTTCAGTTAATCGATCTTGGTCTTTAAATGAATTAGCTAATGCGTATACAAGTGTAGTCTCTGCTACTGCTAATTTTTCTAAAGTTTCAACATCTACCTCTTCATCACCTAATCTAGATTTTATTCTTTTTTCAGCTTGTTTGTAAATTTTATCGTAATTAAAAGCTTTTAAAGCTCTCTTTTTAGCTTCATCAGACAACTTATCGTCTGCTTCAATTAGAGCTCTTTGTTGTTCATATATAGCTTTTGCTTCAGTTGCCGTAGTAGGTCCAATACCAAATACATCTTGTAAAGCTCCTCCAAATCTAGTTGTAAATAATTGAATAGCACCTTTTGGACCACCTGCTGTTGGTTTAGCAGTAAGTATATCTAACACGTCATTAGCTACCCCATACGTCTTATATCTGTTAGATAATATTACTCCAACCTTTTCAGTATTTTCACCTATTTCTTTTTTATCTAAAAATTGTGTAGGTGTTCCTAGTTCCGCTATAGCTTCACCACCTACAGGTGCGTAGATCATTCTTCCATTTTGATCTAATTGACCAGTAGCAATTTGCATAGTTCCACCTTTAGTTTGTCGTCCTTTAATATTTCTTATATTACCGTTTTCATCGGTAAATTGAACTACACCTAACTCACCTTCAAATGGTGTACCAGCAGCCGCTTCATTAAATAATTTTAATTCATCTAGTGCATAACCTAGATAAGTCTCCATAGAGTTTCTTTGAATCTCATCTTCTTTCAATTTCATTACTGCATAATTATTAACTGCAGGGCCTAATGCAGCACCAAATACTTCTAGTGCTCCTCCTAAACCTTTTTTACTTGTAGTTCCTGTTAATAATCCAGAAGCTAAGTTAGCTAAGAATACTAAATTAGATTGTGACATTCCTTTACCTTGATTCATTTGATTGTATAATTCTCTAGCTCTATCAATTAAAGGATCAGAAATCATTCTTTGAGATGTTTCAGAACGTTTAACAACTTTTTGATTTGCTCCAGTGTCCGTTGTTGGTACTTCTTCAACAGGTGCTTTTGGTTTCATCTCTTCTTTTTCTTTTTCAACACCCATATAATCTTTTCTTTCTTTATCAGCTATCGGAAATCTATCTTGACCTGGTGTTATACCACCCCCCATATTACTGATATTATTTTTAGCGTTATCAGCTACTTTAGTAACATCTACAAATTCCTTACCACCTTCAACAACTGTGTTCTCAGGTTGTGTTAAAACATCTCCCTTACCTTTTCCCAATGCTGTCCTAAATTCTTGGTATCCTACTGATGGATCTTTTGATCCCGCACCTCTACCTGATGCGATAGCTTTATTATCAATTGATGCTTCAATAGGCATAAAGTTTCTAGCTACAGTAGGATTCTTTCTGTACATTTCTTCTAATGAAACTCTTTCAAGTGGTTGACCTAAAACGCCTTCTACACTTGGCATAAAAGCAGGATTAGCTGCTGTTGTACCTGGAGCTCTTTCTTTTAAATCATCAACTGCTCTACCAATAAATGGTCTTGCACCTCTATAACCTCCATAAGCTAAACCAGCTGCCATAGCGTATGGATTTCTTGCTAACAATGTAGCAATTCCTGCATCCATTGCTAGTTTGCCACCACCTTCTGGCATACCTGCTTTTCTAGTTACTTCACCCACTAAGGGATCAATACCCAAAAAGCCTAAAGTTCTAGTAGTTCCACCACCCATTCCAAAAGGTGCGTTAATTAAAAATCTTGGATCTCTTAAATTTCTAAAAAAACTTTTTACGTCTTGTCTCATTCTAAATCCAAGACCTGGTTTAGGAGGTTTAACATCTGTTCTTGCAGGTAATCCTCCTACTATTCTTCCTGTAACAGGATCGTAAAAGCCACCACCTTTTTGAATATAATTTTGAACACCACCAGGTACATCCATACCAATCATTTGACCTACTTGTGCTTTGATAGGTTTTAGATAACCTTTTTTTAAAGCAGCTTGCCTAAATAGTGGCCTGTTAAGGACTTTGTTTAAAGACATTAAATCGTCCTTTGTTGTTGTCCTTGTCCAAATCCTTGAAATGCTGTGAACGCTCCCAATCCAGTTCCAACTGCTTGTGCTAATGGACTCGTTTGTGGTTGAGTAGCCGCTGTTAACGTAGACTGAGATTTAGGTCCCGCAGCATATATATTAGATAAGAACTCAGCTCGTTGATAAGGTTCATAAGCTTGTTGTAATTGTGTTTGTCTTTGAGCATCTAATGCAGCTTGTGCAAGTTGCCTTTGCAATCCGCCTGCTTGTAATAATTGATTTATGTCTTGTTGTGACATAGCTTGTTGCTGTTGACCAATTTGTGCCATCTGTGTACCGATGTCCCCTAAAGTTCTTTGCTGTTGTTGTGCTGCTTGTAATGCAGTACCAAAACCTTGTTGTTGTGCTAAACCAACTTGACCTAATCTAGCTCTTTCTAATTCTCCGATGGCTACACCTTCTCGTCCACCACCAAATGCTCCAGCACCAACCGCTTGTGCAGATAATTGATTTCTAGCTTGTGCAGCTTGTCTATTAATTTCATCAATCACATAAGATTGATAAGGATTATAAAATTGTGAAATGTTTGGAGTCTGTGCAGCTAGTAATTGTCCTAGCCCTGATGTTACTGTAGGAGCTCCAACTCCTGTGGTTCCTGCAGCCGTTAAACCTTGCTGTTCTAAAGCACCAAAAGGTGCAACTTGCATAGCTGGAATAGTCACAGGTTGCTGTGCAACTCCACGTGCTAAATCCATTAATTCTATTTTTCGTTCTTCAATACCTGGTGCTTTCGTTATTACACTT